GGTCAGATTTTGAAATAGAGCCCCGCGCTGCACTGGTGCCGGGTCTACCAAAGGAATTGGTGGAGTGGTCCCCGGTTCACTGGTCGGTAGCGGGGCTCACCTGTTAGGAGTAACTGTGATGAATGATGACGATCTTGAAATTCCGAGGTTTGGAAAACTGTCGCCTGAGACGATCAATAGGATTGGCGCAATGGCGACTTCGTTTGTCACGAACAAGAAACCAACTGCCGATTTTCTTCGGTCGCAATGGGCTGATGTTGAGGACATTAAGGATGTTCTCGGTGATGAGAAATTGGAATTGCTGAGGCTGGTTGTCGAATATGCAATGATTGATTCGTTTCAACGATTCCGCTTTCTGGATCGATTTAACAATGAGTCGAGGATGAACGATGCGATTAAGAAAAAGGTCACTGAGAGGGCAAACCGCATCGCAAACAAAGCCCGTCGCGCTGAACAACTTGCGAAGCGTCTAGAGGCTGCCAAGTTGCGCGACCCTGCTGGAACAGTTCCCGTTTGGATGGCGAAAAAATGACCAACGACATTCAACTTTATCAGGGCGACTGCCTCGAAGTGATGCGCACGTTGCCTGACGGGTGCGTGGATAGTGTTGTCTGCGACCCGCCTTATGGCCTGAGCTTCATGGGCAAGCGCTGGGACTATGACGTGCCCAGCGTCGAAATCTGGGCCGAATGCCTGCGTGTGCTCAAGCCAGGCGGCCACCTTTTGGCCTTTGCAGGCACCCGCACTCAGCACCGCATGGCCGTGCGCATCGAGGATGCTGGGTTTGAGATCCGCGACATGATTGCTTGGGTGTATGGGTCGGGGTTCCCGAAAAGCCACAACGTCGGGAAAAGCATCGACCGCGAGGCCGGTGCGCAGCGCGAAGTTGTTGGCAAGGCGGCGGCTGGCTCCGCACCTTTAAAGCGCGGCCACGTCAATACATCGGGCGGCGGGTTGTCTGTTGGCACTGAGCGCAGCCCTGAATACGAAATCACCGCCCCCGCCACCGAAGCCGCCCAGCAATGGCAAGGCTGGGGCACCGCCCTGAAGCCGGCGCTGGAGCCGATCACCGTGGCGCGCAAGCCGCTCGTCAGCACTGTGGCCGCGAATGTTTTGGCGCACGGCACGGGGGCGATCAATATTGACGGGTGCAGGGTGGCGACCGATGACAGCACGCGCCGCACAAACACTGCTGCGAACAGTTACATGAGCGGCGACATTGGTGCAGAACAAACGCGAGGAAGCGAATACCAGACCGGCAGTGACGCCGGCCGATGGCCCGCCAACCTGATACACGACGGCAGCGATGAGGTGCTTGCCGAGTTTCCTGATGGTGCGCCAGCCAAGGCAGGCAGCGCCGCTCGGTTCTTCTACTGCGCCAAGGCGAGCAAGTCCGACCGCGGCAACGACAACACCCACCCCACCGTCAAGCCGACCGACCTGATGCGCTACCTGTGCCGACTGGTTACGCCGGCCGGTGGCCTGATCCTGGACCCGTTCATGGGGTCGGGCTCCACGGGTCGGGGTGCTGTGCTGGAGGCCTTCGACTTCATCGGCATCGAGCGAGAAGGACCCTACTTCCAGATCGCACAGGATCGAATCAACGCAGCGATGCCGGTACCGGAGTGGCTCAAATGACGAACGACATCATCTGGGACTGCGAGACGTACCCCAACGTCTTCACGCTGCACGCCATCCACGCGCACCTGCCTATCGAGTGGTCTTTCGAGATCAGCGACTGGCGCAATGACTCCAGCGCCATCATTCAGTGGGTCCACTGGCTCAAGAGCCTCGGTGCCCGGATGGTGGGGTTCAACAGCATCGGCTTCGATTACCCTATCCTGCACGCCCTGTGTCGCATGGGTCAGGCCAACGCCCGGACCCTGTACGACAAGGCGCAGGCGATCATCGAGTCGCAGGATGACAACCGCTGGATGCACATGGTCAAGCCTGCCGACCGACTCGTGGACCAGCTTGACCTGTTCCTGATCCACCACTTCGACAACCGGGCACGCAGCACCGGACTCAAGGTGCTGGAGTTCAACATGCGGGCCGACAACATCAGCGACCTCCCATTCCCCGTGGGCACCATGCTCACGCAGGACCAGGTGCCCGTGCTCAAGAGGTACAACCGGCACGATGTCCTACAGACCCGGCAGTTCTACCACCACAGCACCGAGTCGATCAGGTTCCGTGAAGAACTGACTGCACGCTATCAGCGCGACTTCATGAACCACAACGACACGAAGATCGGCAAGGATTACTTCGTGATGGAACTCGAAGCGGCCGGCGTCGTGTGCTACGACTACGGTCCCCAAGGGCGCACGCCCCGGCAGACCCGGCGCCCGAGCATTGCGCTCAAGGATGCCATCCTTCCGTGGATCCAGTTCCAACACCCCGAGTTCCAAAGGGTGCTGGAGTGGCTCAAGGACCAGACGATCACCGAGACCAAGGGGGTGTTCAAGGACGTGACGGCACGGGTCAGGGGGTTCGAGTTCGTCTTCGGGCTTGGGGGCATCCACGGGAGCGTGGAGAATGAGATTCTGGAGTCCGATGAGGGCTCGGTGATCGTGGACCTCGATGTCACGTCGTACTACCCCACGCTGGCCATCGCCAATGGGTTCTACCCACAGCACCTCGGGCAGACGTTCACGACGATCTATGCGCACCTGTTCGAGCAGCGCAAGTCCTACCCCAAGGGGAGCCCGGAGAACGCGATGCTCAAGCTCGCGCTCAACGGGGTCTATGGCGACAGCAACAACGTGTTCAGCGTGTTCTATGACCCGCTGTTCACGATGCGGATCACGCTCAACGGTCAACTGCTGCTGTGCCTGCTGGCCGAGAACATCCTGCTCAATGTGCCCGGGGTGAAGTTGATCCAGTGCAACACTGACGGGCTCACAGTTCGCATGCCTCACGGGTCCAGCCTCGCGCTCAAGATGGTCTGCGAGCATTGGGAGAAACTGACCAAGTTGACCTTGGAGCAGATGACCTATCAGCGCATGTGCATCAGGGACGTGAACAACTACATCGGGCAGTACCTCAACGGCAAGGTCAAGCGCAAGGGTGCCTACGAGTACGAGATGGAGTGGCACCAGAATCACAGCGCCTTGGTAGTCCCGAAGGTGGCCGAAAAGGTGTTACTCGAAGGCGCTCCGATTCGGGAGACCGTGGAGCAGTGGCCTGACCTGTACGACTTCATGCTCAGGGTCAAGGTGCCTCGGTCGAGTAACTTGGTGATCGAGTACCGGCAGGAGTGGGGTGACACACAGTTCCCGCTCCAGAACACCACGCGCTACCTGATTACCAAGACCGGGGGCCACCTGTTCAAGCAGATGCCGCCCCTCAAGGGCAAGGAACTCTGGCGCCAGATCGGCGTGGAGGCCGGGTGGAAAGTGACCCCGTGCAACGACATCACCGAGGCTCGGGGTGTCGAGGTGGACTTCGACTACTACGTGCAAGAAGTCGAGAAACTTGTGAATGGATTGTCATGACTCTGCATACGAAAGACATCACTGATGAGATGGTGTGTCGTGCCTACGAACGTGCCGAGAAGCAGCGGGGGAATGGACGCGCGTGGAGAGACTACGACTACCCATACACCACACTGGAACGTGAAACTGGTGCGTGTTTCAAGGTCTGCTACCGAGCTATGGAGCGTGCGGCCAACCGAGGGTTTATCGATTATGGCATGAGCCTGAGAACCGGGTGGCTCACCGACAAGGGTAAGGAACTCATCAGATGAACCCCCTTGACAAACAGGTGGCCGGCGACCACTACAAGAAACTCAAGATCCAGCCGATTGAGTACATCCACGCCAACAACATCCCCTTTGCCGAGGGGTGTGCAATCAAGTACCTGACCCGCTGGCGCGACAAGGGTGGGATCGCGGACCTTGAGAAGGCGAAGCACTTCATCGAGTTGTTGATTGAACTGGAGAAGAAGAATGAAACCCCAACTCGAAAAGCAGATTGAGCGCAACGTCTGTGACTACGCTCACGACGCCGGAATGCTGGTCTACAAGTTCACCAGCCCCGCACGCGCCGCGGTCCCTGATCGCATGTTCGTGACTCCCAAGGGTACGGTGTTCTTCTGCGAGTTCAAGCGCGAGGGCATGAAGCCCACGCCCCAGCAAACCCGTGAGCACGACAGGCTCCGGGGTCACAGGGTCATGGTGTTCGTGGTTGACTCGGTGAAGGCTGGCCGGCTCATCGTGGGCATGATGCGGGAGCAGTGATGAATATCATTGAATTTGGCGACTGTCGCACCACGATGCGGCGATGGGTGGCTCTTGGGTTCCGGGCTCAGATGTGCGTCACATCGCCCCCGTACTTCGGGTTGCGCGACTACGGGCATCCGGGTCAGTTGGGTCTGGAGAAGTCACCTGATGAGTATGTCAAGTCGATGGTCGAGGTGTTTCGGTGCGTGCGAGATGTGCTCGCGGATGACGGGGTGCTGTGGTTGAACCTCGGGGACTCGTATGCGGCTAACCGCTCATACCAGGTCCCGAGCACCAAAGGTGGACCGAAGCACGGTGATAGTCAGAGCGTAGGGGGTGCTGCGAGCAGAGTACCAGACGGACTTAAACCCAAAGACCTGATAGGTATTCCGTGGCGCGTAGCCTTTGCCCTGCAAGCCGATGGATGGTATCTGCGCCAGGACATCATCTGGCACAAGCCAAACCCGATGCCTGAGAGCGTCACGGACCGCTGCACAAAAGCGCATGAATACATTTTCCTGCTGTCGAAGTCGGAGCGGTATTTTTACGATGCCGATGCCGTTATGGAGCCGGTCGCGGCCAGCACAATCGAGCGCCTTAGCCAGCCGACACTGTCGCAGCAAGTCGGCAGCACGCGGGTGCCGGGCAAGACAAACGGCAACATGAAGGCAGTGGGCAACGGCGAAACCCGAAACCGCCGCTCAGTCTGGTCCGTCGCCACTCGCCCCTACAAAGGCGCCCACTTCGCCACGTTCCCGCCAGCGCTGATCGAGCCCTGCATCCTGGCTGGCAGCCGCCCCGGTGACATCGTGCTGGACCCCTTCATGGGGTCGGGCACCACTGCACAAGTGGCGCTGCAGCACGGTCGGCAGTACATGGGGTGCGAGTTGAACCCCGAGTACGAGGGGCTGCAGCGGGAGCGGATTTCATCATGCTAACACCTGACCTCCTGCACGACTATCAGAAGCGTGCCGTCAATTTCCAGTGCTCCAGTCCGACCACGATGCTGTGGCTCGACATGGGCCTTGGAAAGACCCCGATCACCCTCACCAGCATCGCGCACCTGTTGGCCTGCAACTTCCTGCGCGGCGTGGTCATCGTCGCCCCGATCCGGGTTATCCGACTGGTCTGGAGTCAGGAGGCCCTCAAGTGGTCCCACACCAAGCACCTGACGTTCTCGATGCTCACGGGCACCAAGGACCAGAGGACCAGGGCGCTACTACGCCCAGCGAACATCTACCTCGTGAATTACGAGAACCTCGGCTGGCTTGCGGAGGTTCTGCAGACCTACTTCATCTCCAAGAACCGACCGCTCCCGTTTGACGGCCTCGTGTGGGACGAAATATCAAAGTGTAAGAACAGCACAACTGATCGAGTCAGGGCAGTGTTCAATGCCCAACGGACCCACAATGTTCTGGATCATTTCAAGTGGATCACCGGGCTCACGGGAACCCCTGCATCCAACGGGTACAAGGACCTGCATGGTCAGTACCTCGTGGTCGATAGGGGCAAGCGTCTGGGCACCAGCAAGACCGCGTTCATGACCGAGTGGTATCGCAAGATTCCCGACACCCGGACCCAGATTGCCTACGATGACACCACCGACCGAATCAAACAGTTGATCGGGGACATCACCCTCGAAATGAGCGCCGAGGACTACAACAAGCTCCCGGACCTCGTGGTCAACGACATCAACATCGAGATGCCCGAGAACCTGCGGACCATGTATGACCGCATGGAGAAGGAGTTTTTCATCCTGCTCGACAGTGGTAAGGAGGTCGAGATGTTCAACCAGGCGGCACTCACGAACAAGTGCCTCCAGTTCGCCAACGGCGCCATGTACCCGGTGGCCGGGATGCCTCTGTGGGAGCCGATCCACGACCTCAAGCTGGAGGCACTGGAGGAGATCATCGACGAGGCCCAAGGCCAACAGGTACTGTGCGCCTACGGGTATCGGTCCGATGCCGAGCGCATCATGAAGAAGTTCCACCACCTTCGCCCGATCAACCTGACCGAGTGCAAGTCGGAGGCGTCGCTTGTCAACGCCATGAGTCGGTGGGCCAGTGGAGACTGCCCGCTGATGATCGGACACCCGGCATCCATGGGCCATGGGATCGACGGCCTTCAGAAGCGTGGTCACACGATTGTGTGGTACGGGCTCAACTGGTCCCTGGACCTGTACGACCAGATGAACGCACGCATCCGGCGTCAGGGTCAGGGGGCTCCGGTGATCTGCCACCGTATCCTGATGCTTGACACCTTGGATCAGGCTCAGGCGCTGGCACTGACCGAGAAGGCGTCGACTCAAGCGGGCCTGCGCAACGCCGTGAAGCAATACCGCTTGACACGCGGGATTTAATTGTTTTACACTGTTGCACATCGCAATTACAGGAGAAGATAATGGGAAGGGTTTTCAACAAAACCACTCTTGAAGAAGTTCTAGAGTGCATTGATGGCGGTATGAGCATAGACCGCGCTGCGGAACACTTATTTGTGGACCCGGGCAGGTTGCGGAGCATGTTGAATCTTCTGAGCATCCCGAGCCATGGTCAAACAGGGCGCGGGGAAAACAGGACAACCATAAAGCAGGCTCGCTTGAATATCGCAACCAAGATAAGAAAAGGGGTCTACCCATGAAAGCCCTGATTGACCTGTTCCGAGTACCCAGCGCCAAGACCCTCGCGCAGCGGCAGATCGAGGAGTCCGAGCGCGAGTGGGTCAAGCACCTCGCTGCATCCGAGTACCACCAAGCCATGATGCGGTATCACTCCGATGTGGTTCGGCAACTCAAGGCTCGGGAGGCGTCATGAACTACTGGTACATCGGCGCCCCGTGCGCCTTGGTCGCATGCCTGTGGCTCTGGGACATCTTCTCCCACGCACCCGAGGAACCCTTCGACAAGGACCTGAGCCGTGAGGATCAGGAAGCCGAGGCTCTCGGGGTCGTGGATTCCATGAAGGGTGAACTCGACTACATGCGAAAGGATGGGATGCTGTGAACTATGAACCACTGTACACCTTTGCCGAGAAACATCGGGTGCCTTACAACGAACTGTGCACCGCCCTGCGCGCAGCCCTTGCAGCGCCGCAGCCAGAGCCGGTGGCGTGGAAGTGCGCGAAGTGCGGCAACACCAGCGATTGCGAAGGCGTGACGGTAGGCGACAACTGGTGCAACTCTTGCGCTGTGTGCGGAGAAATGAAGCCGCTGTACGCCACAGCCCCACCCGCAGCGCCCGCCCCTGCCGTGCCAGAAGTCATGGCAGGCCCCATGCCGCCGATGAGCGAGGCCGATGAGAAGCGACTGAATGCGGCGTTGACGATAGTGTTTGACTTGGCATGCGGCCCTGCCGACCCCACGATGATGCAGGACGAGTTGGTAGCTGCCGCCGAAAGCATCGGCATGCGGTTTCCCGCCCCTGCTGTGCCCGACCTGAAGCACAAACCTACAGTGCAGCGCCTGATGGACTTGGCCCGCAAATTCCGATCCGCACCCGGAGACCTGTACGACGGTGCTTACAAGGAACTGCAGAGCGCCTGCTATGAGGCGCTGTCTGCCGCCCCTGCCGTGCGGGAGCCGCAGGACGAGCGCATCCGGTGGCGTGATGCCGTCATCAAGGAAGCTGAAAGCGCGTTGCGCACCGCCGAGCAGGAGTTTGCCGACATGCCAACATGGGC